TGCATTTGCAGAGAAGAGTAACTATAAATACGAGTTTGCCCATTCAAAATTTTATGGAGATCCATTTGAAGTCAATGAGATGATCTCCAGAGAAGGTGTTGCAGATTATGTAAAATCTATTTCTGCACACGATCCAAGAGACTATCAGTTAGATGGAATTTACAGTGCGTTATATTTTAATCGTAAACTGTTGATATCTCCGACTGCATCAGGCAAGTCTTTGATGATCTATGCAATCACAAGATATTATACTGAGAAAAATTTATCAACCCTGATCATTGTTCCAACAACATCATTGGTTGAACAGATGTATAAAGACTTCGAAGACTACGGTTGGGATGCATCTCATTATTGTCATAAAATTTATTCAGGAAAGGAGAGATATGACATTAGTTCTCCAGTAGTCATTACAACTTGGCAGTCAATTTATAAAGAACCAGTTAAATGGTTTGATAAATTTGATGTTGTTATTGGTGACGAAGCGCATCAATTTAAATCAAAATCACTTGTTGATATTATGTCTAAACTTTTAGATTGCAAATATCGATTTGGATTTACTGGAACTTTGGATGGAACACAAACTCACAAGTGGGTTCTTGAAGGGTTATTTGGCCCCTCTTACAGTGTAACCAAAACTAAAGAACTTATTGATAAAGGTCATCTTGCAAAACTTGATATTAAAGTTCTTTTGCTTAAACACGAAGGTAAAAAATTTGAAAAGTATGAAGATGAAATTCAATACATCATCTCACATGAAAAGAGAAATAACTTTATTCGAAACTTATCTTTAGATCTAAAAGGAAACACTTTGGTTCTTTTTACTAGAGTTGAATCTCATGGGCTCATACTTTATAACCTTATAAATAACGACAAGGAAAAGAATCGCAAAGTCTTTTTCGTTCATGGTGGAGTTGATACGGAAGATAGAGAAGAAGTTCGAAGAATTACGGAACAAGAATCCAACGCAATCATCATTGCATCCTACGGAACTTTTTCAACAGGTATCAATATTAAAAGTCTTCACAATGTAGTATTCGCTTCCCCATCTAAGTCAAGAGTTAGAAATTTACAATCAATTGGCAGAGTTCTTCGTAAAGGAAACCAAAAACAGAAAGCAGTATTATATGATATTGCAGATGATATAACTTACAATTCAACCAGAAATTATACTTTAAATCATCTCACTGAAAGAATTAAAATCTACAATGAGGAGTATTTTAATTATTCAATTATTAACGTTAATTTAAGAAAATAGATGGAAGAAGAATTTTATGCAACATTAAAATTAGTATCTGGTGAAGAGATCATGGCAATAGTATGCCCTTTTGATGAACATGATAAAATTGTTTTATTAGTTGAATCTCCAGTACTAGTAAAAGAAATCAATCTATCAAGACTCAACATCACTGGGCTTCAATTTGAACCTTGGATTAAGATGTCAGATGATTCAATGTTCTTCTTAGACATGGAAAAGGTTCTAACAATGACTGAAGTTCAAAGTGATGATCTAATTAAAATGTATTTGAAATTTGTTAACAAGAACAAAAGATACAGTAAAAATACATCTTGCAAGTCTCAGATAACAAAAGAGATGGGATACGTCTCAACTCTAGATGAATTTAAAAGTAAACTAGAGAAGCTTTATAAAAGCAGCTAAAGCGTTCCCTTGAACCCTAGCAGAGTTATTCTAATGATAAATTAGAGTATTGTCAAGCTTTTAATCTTGTGTTATAATTCAAACAAGATTTGAGTCAAATTAATGTAATGGCGTTAACAATGGTAAGAAGCAGAAAAGAATCAGAACACTATGTAAATAACAAAGAATTCCTTGAAGCTATCGTGGAATATCGAAGTTCTGTGGCTTCTGCTGCGGCAAATAACCTACCCAAGCCACGCATTACAAATTATCTTGGTGAGTGTTTTCTCAAGATTGCCACTCATTTATCATATAAACCAAACTTTGTCAATTACATGTTCAGAGAGGACATGATCTCTGATGGAATTGAAAACTGTGTCCAGTACATTCACAACTTTGATCCAGAGAAGTCTTCCAACCCATTTGCCTATTTCACTCAAGTCATCTATTATGCGTTTCTTCGTCGTATCGCCAAAGAGAAGAGACAGTTGGAAGTCAAGACAAAACTTCTAGATCATTCTGGATTTGACGAAGTGTTTGTATCCGACGATACTATTCTTTCAAGTAGTAACTCGGATCTGAATATGATCAAGAATAACATTCAATACAGACAAAACAACTATTGATATGAAGGTTGCTATTATCACGGATCAGCATTTCGGTGCTAGGAAGGGATCTAAAGTATTTCATGATTACTTTCTAAAGTTTTATAATGAGGTATTCTTTCCAACTCTAGAGAAAGAAGGTATCACTACAGTCATTGATATGGGTGATACTTTTGATAATCGTAAATCAATTGACTTCTGGGCTTTGAAATGGGCTCAAGACAATTATTACAATCGTCTCAAAGAAATGGGATGTAAAGTTTATACGATTATTGGTAATCATACTGCATATTATAAAAATACTAATGATATCAGTGCAATTGATCTGTTACTTCGTGAATATGAAAATGTAATCACAATATCTAAGTCTCAGGAGATTACGATTGGTGGGAGAAAGATTCTTTTTCTTCCTTGGATTAATCAAGAGAATCGTGATGATACCCTGCAATCAATTGCAAAGACAAATGCTCAGATTGCAATGGGGCATTTGGAACTAACTGGGTTTTCTCCTTATCGTGGATTTGTGATGGATCATGGTGACGATAAATCACTTTTCAATAAATTTACAAAAGTTTTTTCTGGACATTTCCACACTCGTAGTAACGATGGAAAGATCTTTTATCTTGGAAATCCCTATGAGATTTACTGGAATGATGTAGATGATAATCGTGGGTTTACTATTTTTGATACGGAAACTCTAGAACATAGTCATATTGATAATCCATTCTCAATCTATAAGAAAATTCAGTATTCCGACACTCCTCATCAAATTCACAAGTTTGATGATTATGAAAATAAATTTGTCAAAGTTATTGTTAAGAAAAAAACTGATGAAAAACAGTTTGAAACTTTTATTGATAAACTGAATAAAGTTAATACTCTTGAAGTTAAAGTTGTAGAAAATTATGACTTGTCTGATAACATAGAGTTTGAAGCTTCTGAGAGTGAAGATACTGTTTCTATTTTGAATAGATATATTGAAGATAGTGAATCTTCACTGAATAAGTCAGTAGTTAAAAAACTGATATCTTCAATTTATAAACAAGCTTGTGAAGTAGAATAATGTTTGTACTCGCATTAGAAGGTAGAGAAGATGAAGGATTATATGCCGTCGAAAATGATGATGGTGATAGAGTCTTATATCTTTTTCTAGATGAAGATGATGCTGAAAGGTTTGCAGGGCTTTTAGAAGCCGATGACTTTCCTCCATTAACCGTCATCGAAGTCGAAGATGAAAATACCGTTAAGATTTGCGAGGAAAACAAGTACAACTATGTTATAATTGATGAAAACGATCTTGTGATTCCCCCTAGGCATAATGATATTCTTTAAAAAAATTCGTTGGAAGAACTTCTTAAGCACGGGTGCCCAGTTTACTGAAGTTGATTTCAACCGACATGCAACGACTTTGATTGTTGGAACAAATGGTGCTGGAAAGTCAACCATCTTGGATGCACTTACTTTTGTTTTGTTCAACAAACCATTTCGTAAGATTAATAAACCCCAACTTCTAAACTCTCAAAACGAAAAAGATTGTCTTGTAGAGATTGAGTTTTCCACAGCCTCTACTGAATGGTTAGTTCGCCGTGGGATGAAACCAAACATCTTTGAGATCTATCGTAATGGGCAAATGCTTTCTCAAAGTGCAGATGCTAAAGACGATCAAAAGAATCTTGAACAGAATATTCTGAAACTTAACTACAAATCTTTCACTCAAATTGTGGTTCTTGGATCATCTACTTTTGTTCCTTTCATGCAACTTCCTGCAGCGCATCGTCGGGAAGTCATTGAAGATCTTTTGGATATTAAAATCTTTTCTTCCATGAATTTGATTGTGAAAGATCGTATTCGTGGATTGAATGAAGAGAGTCGATTTCTTGATTCTCAAAAAGATCTTTTGCAGGAAAAAATCACCATGCAAAAAGATTTTATTGAAGAGATTGAGAATAATGGGAAGGAGAATATTGAATCTTGTAAATCTAAGATTGATAATCTTTTGAATGAGAATGAAACTTATATTCAAAACAGTGAAGAAATCCAAAAGTCTCTAGAGGAAAAGACTCTTGAACAAACTGAAGTTGCAAATGCTTCTTCAAAGATTAAGAAGTTGGGAAATCTCAAAGGAAAGATATCTCAAAAGGTATCTACAATTACAAAAGAGTATAAGTTCTTCCAAGAGAATACGGTATGCCCTACTTGTACACAGACGATTGAAGAGCAGTTTCGGATAAATAGAATTGCTGACGCTCAAAATAAAGTAGAGGAGTTAAATCAAGGCTTTAAAGATCTTGAAAAAACTATTAAAGAGGAAGAAAAGAGAGAGCGTCACTTCAACTCTTTATCCCAGGAGATTACAAAACTAACGCATGACATTGCTCAAAACAATACTCGGATTCAACTTAATCAAAGGCAAATCCGAGATCTTGAATCTGAAATTCAAACAGTTACCAATCAGTTACAGAACAGAAATACTGAGAATGAGAAGTTAAAGTCGTTTCAAGAAAATCTCCAAAAGACAACTGAAGAACTCTTAAATAAAAAAGAACAAGTCGTATATCACGATTTCATTTACTCCCTCCTGAAAGATGGGGGAGTAAAATCTAAAATTATTAAGAACTATTTGCCCCTGATTAATCAACAGGTAAATAGATATCTTCAAATGATGGATTTCTATATTAACTTTCAATTGGATGAAGAGTTTAACGAGTCTATTAAATCTCCAATCCATGAGAACTTTTCTTATGCATCCTTTTCTGAAGGCGAAAAGATGCGAGTCGATCTGTCATTACTCTTTACTTGGAGGGAGGTTGCCAGAATCAAGAATTCGGTTAATACTAACCTGTTGATTATGGATGAAGTCTTCGACTCATCACTTGATGGATTTGGAACCGATGAGTTCCTAAAAATCATCAGGTATATCATTAAAGATGCTAATATCTTTGTGATCTCTCATAAGTCGGACATGAACGACAAGTTCGAACATGTGTTAAAATTTGAAAAAGTCAAAGGATTCAGTAAACTACTCCAATGAACACTCCAAATTGGCAACACCATTCCAAGAAGGAACAAAAACGAAAACTTAAACCGCAAGCACTGAGGGCCCGAAAAGAAGCCCTCAGACACTTTAAGAAGCGTCACATGAACCGCTCCAATGGGGCGGTTTCGTCGTATTATAGTTTCATACGCAAAGGGAACTATGTCTGTCAACCATGAAGTTAAGGGTAGTCTTGCCCGTCTGCTCGCAACTGAGAACCTGATCGTTGAACATAAGAAAGTCTCTACGGCATCTTTCGATGTTCTAAATCGGGTTCTTGTTCTCCCCCTGTGGGATAGGGCTTCCCCTACTGTTTATGATATGTTGGTTGGGCATGAAGTTGGGCATGCTCTTTACACTCCCTCCGACAACTGGGACTTTCTTGGTGAGATTCCTAAGGATTATGTCAATGTGATTGAAGATGCTCGCATTGAGAAACTGATGAAACGTAAGTTTCCTGGGCTCGCTAAGTCCTTTTACAAAGGATATAATGAACTGAATGATGATGATTTCTTCTCCATTAAGGATGAAGATTTGAATACCTTTTCCCTGATTGATCGCATCAATCTTCATTTTAAGATTGGTGCATATGCACGGATTCCTTTCAAAGATGATGAACTTCAG